TAGGAACTAGAACACTTGCTAATTATCTAGCAGGTAAGGCACTTAAGGATCGTAGAGAGACAAAAGCATACGGATCTAAAGCAGAACCAGGTGAAGGTCCTCGCATCCAGGGTCAGCAGACCTAATCCTAAATAAAGTATCGGACTAAACGCTAAAATGAGCAGACTTCAAAACGAATTAGATCTTAATGTATTATCCGAGGATGAGTTCCAGGGTATTCGAGAGTCTTATCTTGCTACTGGTATCAGTAATCTTAAGTCTAAGGTTGCTGGTATGGACATCCAAGTGGAGTCTAAAGTAGAAGCAACGACTCAGGAAGTGAAACCTTTTTATAGTGGTATTGAACTGGCAGAGGTTGCAATTGCAACTTATAAGTCTAACATCAAACCCGATGATGGGTCAATGGAGGATGTTGATGAGGGACCGGACACTAAAGCGCGTAGAGTAAACGCTCGTTCCATCCAGAGAGCCCTTGTGGGTCTCAGGAACGGAGGTAACGAAGGCAAGCTTTCACAGGTAGGTCCTAATGGTAACGGGAATGTAGGTAAGTATTCTCCCCCAGCTGACAACGGAGCAGGGAATGCCACTAACAACACTGATAATTATTATGCTTTAACCACTGATATGACTCTGGAGCAATACACAGAGTATATCAATGAGAAGATGGAGAGACCAGTACCTAAGAAAGGTCCTGCTACAGAGGTGAAGAAGTATGATGGTTTAGGGTTTGCTCCTAAGGTTTCAGATAAAGAGAAAGCAGAAGCTGCTGGATATAAAATTGAAAGTTTAGAGAAGAAACTCCTAGAACTACCCGACAGCGCTTGGCAGTCCATTGATATTGTTATGCGTGAGTCGGCAAGAGAACTTAATATTACTCCCAAGGAACTCCACAAAGCATTCAAGGCAGCGCACGGGATGATTCCCGATGACTGGCTGAGGGAGAACAGAGAAGTAGAAGTAGCAGGTTGGTTGCCACTGCAAGAAGCAGATAGGTTGAACCCTGCTGGTACAGTATATGAAGTTTCTCTTATGTTCCGTGGTGGGACACAGAGGTTTAAGTTCCTCTGGCCCAGTATGACACCACCAACCCATGAGGATATGCAGTTTGCAGTCCAGAAGTTTTATCCTTTTGGTAAACTATTAGCATTCTATCCTGCTGAGATTGATAATCGTCAGGACTATAACGGACAATTGGTTGCTGTTGCTCCTAACACAGAGAACTATGTGTGGCATAACCAGGAAGACTGGGTTGAGATGTCCGAGGAAGCACAAGAAGCTTATGAAGTTATTTGTGCTGAAGAGGGAGAACCACTGGATGCTCCTGAGCTTATGGAAGACGGCAGGTATCGTGTAGTGGTATCAGACCACGACACAGGTGAGGAGAAATCTTTCGTATTCGGATAAATGGATCAAATAGTATGGAGTGTGGTCTTTATGGTCACACTATGTGTTCTCGCCACCACCTGGGTGGTTTATTATATTATTAGGTATATTGACTAATGGCTGATACCGCTTACAAGGCAAACCCACTCCTCAAACAGAGGGGAGTTCAAATTGATTTTACAAAAGAACAGGTACAGGAAGTTATTAAGTGCTCCCAGGACCCAGAGTACTTTCTCAACCAGTATGTTAAAGTCATCTCTTTGGATGAAGGTATCGTGCCTTTTCATCCTTATCCTTTTCAGCAGGAGTTGGTGCAATCCTTCCATGGAAATCGCTTTACCATCTGCAAACTCCCGCGTCAGAGTGGTAAGAGTGTTACGGTTACTGCCTATCTGATACACCAAGCTATCTTCAGGGACAATATTAATGTTGCTATCCTAGCTAACAAGCGAGAGACGGCATTTGAATTGATGGCAAAGCTGCAAACCTCTTATGAAAACCTTCCGAAATGGCTCCAACAAGGGGTTCTGGCATGGAACAAAGGTTCCATTGAACTTGAGAATGGCTCAAGGATCACTGCTTCTTCAACTTCTAGTTCTGCTGTTCGTGGTTTCTCTTATAATATTGTGATGCTGGATGAGTTTGCATTCGTCCCCACCAACATAGCAGAGGAGTTCTTTAGCTCAGTTTATCCTACCATCTCCTCAGGTAAAAGCACTAAGGTTATTATTGTATCTACTCCCAATGGGATGAACCACTTCTATAAGTTGTGGACTGATGCACAGAAGAAAAGGAATTCATATAACGCCATCGAAGCACACTGGTCAGAGGTACCAGGGAGGGATGCTAAGTGGCGAGAAGAAACAATTGCTAACACATCGGAGCAGCAGTTTGCTCAGGAGTTTGAATGTGATTTCATTGGTTCTGCTGGTACTCTTATTTCTCCTTCTAAGCTTAAGTCATTGGTTTATGAAGATCCAATTACCAGCTCTGCTGGGTTGGATATCTTTGAGGAGCCCATTAAGGATCACGAATACCTTATGACGATTGATGTCTCTAGAGGTATGAAGCTAGATTACTCTGCTTTTATTCTGGTAGACATAACAACCTATCCCCATAAGATTGTAGGGAAGTATAGGAACAACGAGATAAAACCTATGTTGTTCCCCGACATTATTGTTCAGGTAGCACGAAAGTATAATAAAGCATGGCTGTTATGTGAGGTGAATGATATTGGTGACCAGGTGGCGTCCATTATATTTTATGATATGGAGTATGAGAACCTCCTGATGACCGCTATGAGAGGTAGGGCAGGACAAGTGTTGGGCCACGGGTTCTCTGGTGGTAAGACTCAGCTGGGACTTAAGATGGCGAAGTCACCTAAGAAAATTGGGTGCTCTAACCTAAAACAGATGGTGGAGAGTGATAAGGTTATATTCAACGACTTCCAAATCATTAACGAACTCACTACCTTCATTGAGAAGAGGCAGTCCTTTGAGGCGGAGGAGGGTTGTCATGACGACTTGGTTATGTGTATGGTTATATATGCCTGGTGCGTAGCACAGGATTACTTCAAAGAGATGACTGACCAAAGCGTCAGGGAGGCAATGTATGAGAAGGATAAGGACCAATTAGAAGAGGACATGGCACCCTTTGGTTTCATTGTTGATGGACTTGGCGAGGGCATGGAGGTTGTCGACGGTGAGGTGTGGTTTGATAAGAAGCATCAGTATGATGAGTATGGCGCCCCAATGCGCAACTGGGAGTGGGGTAACCAGGGTACCCCTTATGGACCCGACCCTACCTGGTGGGGTTGATGCGTTCTACCACCCCAGGTTTCTTTTCCGCATCTTCTAAAAAGCAAGGTTTTTCTAAATAATAGCAAATAACTTATTTGGAGTTACGAGATGGTTATTAAGACCGCTTCTCCTGGGGTTGTCGTCAACGAAGTTGACCTAACCAGGGGAACCAGCGATGCTATCACTACTAATGTTGGTGGCTTTGTTGGACCCTTTCTCAAGGGACCTGTTGGTGAACTCGTTCTGATTGAAACTGAAGCTGAGCTTCAAAGAACTTTCGGTGGTCCTACCGATGAGAACTTTGAGTATTGGTATACAGTAAGCAACTTCCTAGAGTATGGTGGGGTGTGCTATGTGATCCGTTGCGACGACGCAACCGGTGACACACAGACAATGAAGAACGCTGCATACTATCCAGCGGGTACTGTATCACCCATTCCTTATGTAAAGAATGAGGATGATTTTAACGAGAACTTCCTGCTTGCTGCTTCCGCTCTTCCCGGTCCCTTCGTTGCTAAGACACCTGGCGAATGGGCGAACGGAATTGGAATCGCAGTTATTGACTCAGGCGCTGATTATGAGTTCACTCTTCCCACACTGACGGGTACTACTTCTGCTGACTTTAACATCAAGCGGATTGATCCTTCAGGTGGAACCAACCCTGCCTCTTCTACAGTCTTTGATAAGACTCAATTTGTTGGCGATGTTCCAGTTAATATTGGAACCTATCAGTTGGTAGAGGCAATTTCCAATGCCAATCCAGAGCAGAATCCTAAGGTTGGTGACTGGGTTAGAACAGTTACTCTTAACGACGATAGTGTTGCTGACTCAGGCAAAGGATATGTTATGTCTATTGACGCCACTGGCGACAATATCATTTATCAAATCATCCTTACAACACAGTATCCATTTACTGTTGATTCTAATTTTAAACTTATCAATGCTGCTGGGCAAAGCACACAAGCAATTACAGCAGTAGAGACAGAAGGTAATTACGAATACTACAGTCACCCCACACAGATCAGCACACAGAAGATTGCTGCTGTATGGGTACCTGATATTATCCTTCGTGTTAAGGCACAGGAACTGGGTTGGGAGACTGCTGCCAAGGAACCCCGCGATGGTACTACTAAGAAGACTGCTCTTGGGCAGACTTATAGTTACAATTCCAGTCGCAACGTCTGGGTTGCTCAGTACACACCAGTTGATGGTGATGTAGACCTGGTGACTGACGGAATTTATGTGTTCCCTATCACCCTTGCTGTTAACTGGTATGAGCAGCAGATTGCATTCCAAGGTATTCCCTGGACTCGCTTTGCTTCCCGTCCTACCTCCACCCAGAACGCTCTGGACCGAGGTGCTTTCAACGATGCGGTTAACGTTATCGTTTATGACTCGACTGGCAATGTTACAGGTTCAAAGGGTAACACCCTTATCCAGTTTGCCGGTGCTTCTAAGTTCAAGGATGGAAACCAGATTGATGGTTCCAATAACTATTATGTTCATCTGATTAACAACTTCGCCAATTCAATCTACGCTTCCGGCGCAGACTTGTTGGAGGAAATCCAAGATGGTAGTGGAGGTATCAACTCTGCTAACGCTGGTGTTTGTAACGCTGCTGTAGGATCTACTGTATCTAACGGTTCAGTTTGCAAATATGTTAGTGTTAAGAGTTATATCCTTACCGGTGGTGTTGACAACCTTACCGCTACACTTGGTGAGATTCAGGTTGCTTATGACACGTTCACGACAGAGTCTGTAGAAGATCTGGACTTCCTTCTCCAAGGTCCTTCAGGTGCTAACGTAACTGACTCTATTGCCAAGGCAAACTTCATTATCTCTATCGTTGAAGAGCGCAGAGATTGTATGGCGTTTATCAGTCCTCCCCGTGCAGACGTGGTTGGGCAGAGTGATCCAGAGAAGATCACGGAGTCCATTGAGCGATTCGCTGATGAACTGACATCCTCCTCTTATGCTGTATTTGACAGCGGTTACAAGTACATGTACGACAGGTACAACGATGAGTATCGTTACGTTCCTCTGAACGCTGACATTGCTGGTTGTATGGTTCGTGCTTCGGTTCTTTCTGAGCCTTGGTACTCACCTGCTGGAGTAACCAGAGGACAGATTCTGAACGTTGTTAAGCTTGCTTTCAACCCCACTAAGGCACAGAGAGACATCCTTTACAGCGCACGAGTTAACTCAGTTGTTTCTTTCCCTGGAGAAGGTACAATCCTCTTCGGTGATAAGACAGCACTGGCTTACAGCTCCGCGTTTGATAGAATCAACGTTAGAAAGCTCTTCCTTATTCTTGAGAAAGAGATTGCGAAGATTGCAAAGACAAACTTGTTTGAGTTCAACGATGAAATTACTCGTGCACTCTTTAAGAACAATGTTAATCCCTTCCTTAGGGATGTCCAGAGCAAGAGAGGCATGACCGACTTCTTGGTTGTGTGTGACACAAGTAACAACCCTCCTGAAATTGTTGACAGGAATGAGTTTGTTGCTGACATCTACATTAAACCAGCAAGGTCGATTAACTTCATCACTCTGAACTTCATTGCTACCAAGACTGGAGTTACTTTTGATGAGTCCATTGCCCTCTTCCGTCGCACAGGCGCTTGATTTATCCCCACCATTAGGTAACAAAAATGTCACAAGCATGTATTGATCAATTTAAAGCTCAGCTTGCGGGTGGTGGGGTTCGCCCCACCATGTTCCAAGTGGAATTAACTTTCCCCGAAGGAACCATGTCTGAAGCAGAAGACCTTACGGTCAGCAAGGGTATCTTCCTTATCAAGGCAGCATCCCTCCCCCCTTCAAATGTAGGAACCATTGAGGTTCCTTTCCGAGGACGCAAACTTAAAGTTTCTGGAGACAGAACTTTTGACCCTTGGGAAATCACAGTCGTTAATGATGTTAACTTCTCCCTCCGTACCGTCTTTGAGAAGTGGTCCGAAATCATCCAGAACCATCGCTGCGCTAATGGCGCCGCTCGTCTGGACAGATACTTCGCCACTGCTCTTGTAAGACAGTTGGACAGGGATGGTAAGAAGCTTCGTTCATATCAAATGAACGGTGTTTGGCCCTCTAACATCGCCGAGATTGGATTGGACTTCGATTCCACAGACACAATCGAGGAGTATGGAGTAACCTTTAATGTCCAATGGTGGACTGCTGCCCCTGGTGATAAAGATCCAGGTGTCAACGGACCTCCAGGTGGTATTGGAAGCCCACTCGTTATTGATAGCTGATATAAAGGGGAGGATAAAACCTCCCTTTTTTATTATCTAAATAAGGCATAAGGAACGTTAGCGACAAAGTGAATTCACAACCAGCACAGTCTCAGTATTTGACCCAGACTTCTAGGTTGTTTGGTTTTTCCTATAAAGAGGATGATCTAGAACAGCTTCAGAAGATTTCTCCGGTTCCACCTAATATGGACGACGGCGTCCAGGTGGCAGCCGGAGGTCTTTATGGGTATGGAATTGACTTAGACCAGCAAACAACACAAGATTATGAAGCTATCAGGAAGTGGAGGTGCATGGCACTCCACCCTGAGATCGACTCCGCAGTTGAAGACATTGTTAATGAGGCAATCGTTTCAGACACTAACGACACACCCGTAGCAATTGACCTTTCCAACCTAGACATCTCGGAAAGGGTTAAGACTATTATCAGAGAGGAGTTTCATTACATCCTCCACCTCTTGGACTTTAATAACAAAGCCCATGACATGTTTAGGAAGTGGTATATTGATGGACGCATTTATTATCAGAAGGTTATTGATCTCAACAACCCAGAGAAGGGCATCACAGACATCCGCAACATTGACGCCCTGAAGATCAAACCTATCAGGCAGTATCTGAACCCCAATCTTCCCCAACCAGAACTAAGAAATACAAAACCTACTTACTCTTCTAAGACGTCCGGGCAGTTTGGTAAGACACAACAGCAGATGCCCGCCAGGGTTATTGAGTACTTCCTCTACAATAAGAAGGGGATGAACTACCTGGGACAAAGTATGGGTCCTGGTGGTCAGTCGCAGACTATTAAACTTGCTAGAGACTCCGTCACTTATGTTTCGTCTGGGCTGGTAGATGGCAACAACGGACGCGTCCTGTCCTACCTCCAGAAGGCACAGAAAGCGATGAACCAGCTGCGCTGGATGGAAGATGCCATCGTTATTTACCGCATGGCACGTGCCCCCGAGAGGCG